TGACACTCAAGAATGTCCTTGCCATCATGATTCAACGAACCCAATCGGGCGACTTGAGCATTGGGTTCATTCCATTCGCACCATATCTCGGCAAGGGTCAGTCTTTCTCATTTGAGTTAGTGAAGACAATCTTCGTGAAAGAAGTTGACGATGCGATGAAGAACCAGTATAATAGTATCTTCAGTGGGATCGTAACCCCACCAAAGACACTGATCATCGACTAAATGGAATTCTACACAAACGTAAAGCAATACGGTAAGTTCATCCTCGTTCGCGGCATTGAGTCAGGAAAGAAAGTTTCCCGCCGCATAGAATACAGACCAACTTTCTTTGTCTCTTCGAACAAGAAGTCGAAGTATAAGACGTTGGCTGGTGAGAGTGTTGAACCCGTCGAGCCGGGTAATATCAACGAAGCGCGGGAGTTCCTTCAACGCTACGAAGGTGTAGAAACGTTTCCGATCTATGGAAACAATCGCTATGAATACACCTATATCTCGGATGAATTTCCCGACGATATCGCGTGGGATCAGAAATACCTACGCATTGCGTACATTGACATTGAAGTAGGTTCTGAGAATGGCTTTCCTGATCCAAAGGAAGCTAACGAAGAAGTCACCGCAATCACAGTCTTGATTGATGGCAAGTATGACACTTTCGGCTGTGGTGACTACACAGTTCACCGTCCAGATGTGACCTATCACAAGTGTAAGGACGAAACCGACCTTCTAAGGAAGTTCCTTGGATTCTGGTCTAACGATTATCCCGATATCGTCACCGGCTGGAACATCAAGTTCTTCGACATTCCCTACCTGATCAATCGCATGATCAGGATCTTGGGTGAGAAGGAAGTGAATATCATTTCGCCATGGAAGAAAGTGGCGGCTCGCGAAACCGTGGTGATGAATCGTGAACAGCAGCACTACCTGATTTTCGGTATTGCCATTCTCGACTACCTAGACCTGTATCGGAAGTATTCGCCTAATCCTAATCAGGAATCCTACACCTTGAACCATATCGCGTTTGTCGAACTAGGACAGCGCAAGATGGATTACACCGAATACGACAGTCTTCATGACCTGTATAAGCGGGACTTCCAGAAATACATCGAATACAACATCCGCGACACGGAGTTGGTATTCATGATCGAAACGATGGGTATGAAGTCCAGCAAGTTACTTGAGCTAGCCTTGACACTCGCCTATGACAACAAGGTGAACTACGAGGATGTATATCAACAGGTTCGTATGTGGGATGCCATCATCTTCAACCATCTTAGGAAGAAGAACATCGTCGTTCCACTGATGAAGCAGGGTAAGAAGGACGAGTCCTATGCCGGTGCGTATGTCAAGGCTCCTGTGCCGGGACTATACAATTGGGTGGTGTCGTTCGACTTGAACTCGCTGTATCCTCATCTGATTATGCAGTACAACTTGTCGCCTGAGACTTTGATTGAAGCGAACAAGTATACTCCCGAAATGCGGGAGATTCGCAGTCAGGTCAGTGTTGATGCTCTACTCAACAAGGAAGTTGATCTAGGTGCGCTCAAGTCGATCTATGTAACGGTCACTTCGAACAAGCAATTCTTCACCACTGCGAAGCGTGGCTTCCTTGGCGAAATCATGGACGACATGTATCAGAATCGCATCAAATACAAGAAGATGGCAATCGAAGCCAAGAAGAAGTTGGAGACAGTGAAAGATGACCCAAACCAGTACGCATTCGTCCAACGTGAGGTCGCACGGTATAACAACCTACAGATGGCAAAGAAAGTATCGCTCAATTCCGCGTATGGAGCTATCGGGAATCAATACTTCCGGTTCTTTGATATTAGAATCGCAGAAGCGATTACGCTCGGCGGGCAACTATCCTACAAGTGGATCGAGCAACACATCAACGCATACCTCAATAAGCTCGTCGGCAGTGAAGACGTAGACTATATTATCGCGGGTGACACCGACTCCATGTATCTGAACATGGAAGCTATCGTCAAGAAGTTTATCAAGAACACCGACGATAAGCACAAGGTTATCAAGTTACTTGATAAGATTTGCGACGACAAGATCCAGCCATTCATTGATAGAACCTATCAAGAACTCGCAGACTACACCAACGCCTATGAGCAGAAAATGCAGATGAAGCGTGAGTCTCTTTGCGACCGGGCTATCTGGACTGCGAAGAAGCGGTATGTCTTGAATGTCTATGACGAGGAAGGTGTTGCCTACAAGGAACCAAAGATCAAGACGGTAGGACTGGAAACCAACAAGTCCTCGACACCGGCTATCTGCCGCACGAAGATGCGAGAAGGAATCAAGGTCATTCTTGACAAGGACGAGGCGGCAGTGATCGCATTCATCGACAAGTTCCGTGAGGAATTCAAGAAGTTGCCGGTCGAAGATATTGCTTCGCCGCGTGGTGTCAATGGGATTGAGAAGAATGCCGATGATACCAGTATCTACAAGAAAGGAACTCCGATCCATGTCAAGGGTTGTCTTGTCTACAACCACATTCTTCATGAAAAGAATCTGACTAAGAAATATCCACTGATTAAAGATGGAGAGAAAATAAAGTTCTGTCAGCTTAAGCAGCCTAATCCTTATCACAATAACACCATTGCGTTCATGAATGTGCTTCCGAAGGAATTAGAGATACATGAGTATCTGGACTACGATGCGCAGTTCAATGGCACCTTCCTTGAACCAATGAAGGCTGTCCTGAATTGTATCGGCTGGAAGACTGAACATGTATCCACTCTCGAATCCTTCTTTACTTGATTTTCCCGATAGTTTCCTGTATACTGTCACTACCTATTACGAGGATACACCATGAGTTTGCTAGACAAAATTAAGAAGAATTCGACTATCAAGGATACGGCTATTCTTGCGAAGTCTAAGTTCTTTGCTGAAAAGGATATGATCCCAACCGATATCCCTGTGCTGAATGTCGCACTCGGCGGCAGTCTGGATGGTGGATTCACTCCCGGCTTGACCATGTGGGCAGGACCGTCCAAGAATTTCAAGACGGCGTTCACTCTGATCATGGCAAGAGCCTACCAACAGAAATATCCTGAATCGGTCATTCTGTTCTATGACTCCGAATTCGGCACACCGCAGAACTACTTCGATTCCTTCGGGGTCGATAAGGATCGCGTCATTCACACACCGGTCACGGATGTAGAACAGTTGAAGTTCGATATCATGACGCAGTTGAGCCAGATTGAACGCGGCGACCGAATCATGATCGTCATCGACTCCATTGGCAACCTAGCCTCTAAGAAAGAGGTAGAGGATGCGTTGGAAGGCAAGTCGGTCGCAGACATGACTCGCGCCAAGCAGATTAAGTCCCTGTTCCGCATGGTCACTCCCCATCTGACACTCAAGGATATCCCAATGGTGGTGGTCAATCATACCTATAAGGAAATAGGTCTTTACCCAAAGGATATCGTGGGTGGCGGAACAGGGTCTTATTACTCGTCCGACAACATCTACATTCTCGGCAGACAGCAGGAGAAGGATGGCACCGAAGTCGTTGGCTACAACTTCATCATCAATGTTGAGAAGTCTCGCTATGTGCGTGAGAAGTCCAAGATTCCGGTCACGGTCACTTTTGAAGGTGGCATCAACAAGTATTCCGGCTTGCTGGATATCGCACTGGAAACCGGGCATGTCACTAAGCCGAATATCGGCTGGTATTCGCGGGTCAATGTAGCCACAGGCGAAATTGAAGACAAGCGTTGGAGAATCAAGGACACACAGAGCGGCGAGTTTTGGGACACTATCCTTGATTCAGATTCCTTCAAGGATGCGGTGAAAGCTAAATATCAGTTCATATCCAACATGAACACAGAGGAATCAGAAGATGTTGAACAAGCTTAGGGAAAAGGTTGCCACACTGGAATTCTGGTGGGCTAAAAGAAGCCTCAAGGATGGAGTCGATTTCGCACTTCGTATTGAGAAAGATGCTATCATCGTAGAACTCCTCAGAGGAAAATTCGAGGGTGTCAGGTTTCAATTCAAGAATGTAATCCTACGGGAAGACAGGTTGGTTGACTTCCAGACCGTAATAGTGGATAATCCACACTGCGCGAAAGTAACCAGCAAGAAATTCAACAAGCTATCGGCAAACCTATTCAGGGTTGTCCTGAGTGAATGTGTGTCCGATGCCAGCAAGGTGATAAATGAAAGTCGAACGAGTGATACTGTCGAACCTGTTGAAGAACGAGAATTTCATGAGGAAGTCTCTCCCCTTCTTGAAAAGCGAATATCTAGTGGACAGTCCAGAAAGAAAGCTGTTCGACCAGATACAGTCGTTCATCCTGAAATACAACAACATGCCAAGTCTAAGCGCACTGGCACTCGGACTCCAAGAGCGAAACGACCTAAGTGAAAGTGAGTTCAAGGCTATTGGCGAAATCCTTACGGAGATTGCCTCTGCCGAAGTAATCGAAGACAGCAAGTGGCTACTTGATACGACAGAGAAATTCTGTCAAGAGAAGGCAATCTACAATGCTATCATGGATTCAATTCAGATCATGGACGGCAAAGATCCTAAACGCGATAAAGGGTCTATTCCTAATTTGCTGTCTGATGCTCTCGGTGTTAGTTTTGATCCTCATGTGGGGCATGATTATATTGATAAGTGGAACGATAGATTTGATTTTTATCATCGTGTGGAAACTAGGCTCCCGTTCGATCTAAGCTACTTCAACAAGATCACCAACGGTGGTCTGTGCCGTAAGACCCTGAATGTAATCCTCGCCGGAACCGGTGTAGGTAAGTCTCTTGCTATGTGCCATTTCGCGGCGGCATACCTGATGATGAATTACAATGTCCTCTACATCACGATGGAAATGGCAGAAGAGCGGATTGCCGAACGCATCGACGCGAACCTGATGAATGTGACGATGGACGACCTCAAGATGTTGTCCTTGGATATGTATGAAAAGCGCATGACGAGTATCATGAGCAAGACGAAGGGTAAGCTGGTTATCAAGGAATACCCAACCGCAACCGCGCATACCGGTCATATTCGTGCGCTCCTGCTAGACCTCAAGCTCAAGCGGAACTTCGTTCCCGATGTGATCTTTGTGGACTACCTGAACATCTGCGCGTCCTTCCGCATCAAGCCACACGCAAATATCAACTCCTACACCTACATCAAGGCAATCGCAGAAGAACTCCGTGGGCTGGCAGTCGAGTGGGATGTTCCTGTTGTTACTGCGACACAGACTAACCGTTCCGGTTTCACCAATTCAGATCCCGGCATGGAAGATACCTCGGAATCCTTTGGCTTGCCTGCGACGGCAGACTTCATGTTTGCCCTGATTTCGACTGATGAATTGGCGGCTCTCAATCAGATTATGGTCAAACAGTTGAAGAATCGCTATGCTGACATGACGCTAAATAAGAGATTCACTGTGGGTATTGACAAGTCGAAGATGAGACTGTATGATCTTGACTTGAGCGCACAGAAGAATATCGTAGATTCGGGTCAACAACATTCAAAGGCTAGCGGTCCTACGAAGGGCGGCAACAAATTCGGCGGGTTCACGGTCTAATGGCAAAAGCAGTATCAATACAAGATCGTGTTTTGAAGCTGATCAAAACTAATCTCCCCAAGGACAAATTCGAAGTCAAAAAGACTCGGGTGGGCGTAGATATATGGCTCAAGTCAAAAGACAGGGCAGCTTCCAAGGCAAAGCTTGAAAGTGTCTTCAAGAAACAGGATATCAAATTTAAGAACGCGCCAAGACCAAAAGCCTCTCAAGTTTTAGATTTGGGTATTGGCATCAGCATCATTTTCAAAGCAGAAAAGGTGAAAGGTCAGGGTGGGCGAGATTTCGAAGGTGAATTGAAGATCGACTTGATGAACTACTACAACGGTTCCGAAGAGTTCAAGCATCCCGATGTTATCAAGGAGCTTGAAAAGGTTATTTCTATCAAACCAACCGACAGAACTGTAGTTGACGACCCCGGCAAAAACAACATGAAGAGGAAGATGGTATTCAACGATACCAGTTTCGTGATAACGCACTCTACCGGAAAAACTGTTGCGGACCTCACTCTTGAGAAAAATAAGAAAGACATGCTGTATCTGTCGCTAAAAATGTCCAGTACCTATTTCATTATCAACGGTGGTGTGGGTCAATACTTCAAAGACAAAGCCACTAGAAAGAGCGCGTATGAATATTTCGGTCTGGACGGTGGTGCTAATGGAATGGGTTTGTATGGTAAGGATTGGGTTGCTCAAACAGCAATACCAAACTACACCAAAGTCAAGTCAAATCTAGAGAAGTTGGTTTCCGATGCTCATGGAACTGATGTGGTTATCGTGTACAAGAGAAAGCAAAACGATGTGTTTGTCTCGCAGACGACAACGAAGAAAGCGAAAGTCGTTGTATCGGGAGTGGACAAGACTTGCTACCGGTACCTCAACCTAAATCCAAAAGTTCCCGGTGAGAGGATCAGACAATACACAAACATCGAAGTCGAAGCAAGGATCAACGGCGTGCCAGTTACACTACATTTCCAGTTCCGCGATGGAACAGTCGCCGGGGTTGGCGGTGGTCCTCTCTACTTGAGGTTGATGGTCGATAAACACTGAGGTTTCGTTATGTCTATTTTAGTAACCGGTGGTATGGGTTTCATAGGTAGCAACTTCATTCGTCGCTATCTAATGGAAGAATCAGACAAGGTTGTGAATTTTGATGGGCTGACCTACGCGGCTAATCCAGACACACTTCAGGATCTACAAGAAAGTTCTCGCTACGAATTCGTCTATGGATATATTGGTTCTCGTCGTCAGATCGAACAAATCCTAGAGAAACACAAACCCCACACCATCATCAATTTCGCTGCCGAATCGCATGTGGACAACTCCATCCTGAATAGCGAACCATTCTTCACGACGAATGTATTCGGGACGATGAATCTTCTGGAATGTGTAAAGCGAGTCTGTCCCAAGACCTTTTTCCTTCATGTATCGACCGATGAAGTCTATGGTTCGTTGGATGCGTGGGATTCGCCATCTACCGAGAAAACTGCTTACGCCCCACGCTCGCCCTACGCGGCGAGCAAAGCCGCGTCCGATCATCTGGTCATGGCGTATCATCATACACACGGTCTACGCACGATCATCACCAACTGTTCAAACAACTATGGTCCTTACCAGCACGCCGAGAAGTTCATTCCTACGGTAATTCGCAAAGCAATGGCTGGTGAGCAGATTCCGGTCTATGGAACCGGAATGAACATTCGCGACTGGATTCATGTTCAGGACCATTGCGATGCTCTTATCGAGATTATCAGGAACGGAATAATCGGTGAGAGATACAACATTGGTGGCGGCGTTCAGAAGACTAATCTGGAAGTTGCGGAAGTCATTCTGAGTTTCATGGGTCTACCAAACGACTTCATCACCTTCGTCCCTGATCGCAAAGGGCACGACTTCCGATACGACCTAGATATAGGTAAGATCGAAAGAGAGATTGGTTGGCGTCCGACAATCAATTTTTGGTCTGGACTAAAAGACACGGTAAAATGGTATCGCAATAATATGGAATGGGTGAACTCATGTCGAAAACACTCGGGATAATTCTCGCTGGTGGAAAGTCCTCCCGGCTGTATCCAGCAACCTTCGCGACAACCAAACAGGTTCTCCCGATCTACGACAAGCCGCTAATCTACTATCCCCTGTCTACGCTTATGCTAGCCGGGATTAGAGATTTCGTCATCATCACCACACCCGAAGAATCTGATGTGTTCAAATCTCTTCTGTGGGATGCCGAAGAGCGAATGGGTATTCATATTGAGTTTGCCAAGCAAGATCAACCGCGTGGAATTGCCGATGCGTTTAATGTGGTCGATGACTGGATTGAGTATGGAGAATACACTCGCTTCGCTCTAATTCTAGGCGATAACATCTTCTATGGTGCCGGAATGACCGAAATCCTTTCGAGGGCTACCAATGATGCGTCTACCACCATTATAGCCACAAAAGTCAAAGACCCCGAAAGATTCGGTGTAGTTCAATTAGCAGGGAACGGGGAAGTCCTTGATATGGAAGAGAAACCCCTGAAGCCAAAAAGTGACTTGGCTATAACTGGACTTTATTTTTTCAATAAGTCGGTTTTTCAGCGGGCGAGAATGCTCAAGCCATCCAAGCGCGGCGAATTAGAAATAACCGATCTTGTGAAAACATATATGAAAGATGGTGCTCTAACTGCGATTAAAATGCCGAGAGGATCCATCTGGTTCGACACCGGCACACCCGACGCATTGCTGGAAGCCTCAAATCTAATCCAGATGATACAGAAACATCAGGGATTCATGGTTGGCAATCCACACGAAATAGCGTATAATAAGGGTTGGATTGATCGCAATGCTCTAAGCGAAACCGCACTTCTATGTGAGAAGTCAGCCTATGGTCAATATCTACTAGCACTATTGGAGACATGATGCTTACTCCCGAACAACGGCACTTCTACATCGAAGAACTAGCCAAGGATTTGCCGCCTTGGGCGTATAACGCTGCCGCGAATTTCGAACCCGGCAAAACACCAGTCTACTACTCCGGTCCTTTCTTTGACAACAAGGAAATCGAAGTCGCACTCAAGACCTTCCTGACCGGCAAGTGGCTTGTCACAGGTGAAGAGGTTGCGAAGTTCCAGTGGAAGTTTGCTCGCAAGTTTGGCGTCAAATGGGCGCACATGGTCAACTCAGGTTCCTCTGCGAATCTGGTCATGATCGCAGCCCTCAAGAAGTTTTACGGTTGGGGTGATGACGCGGAAATCATTGTCTCCCCTGTTGGGTTTCCGACCACCATTGCCCCAATCGTTCAGAACAACATGAAGCCAGTGTTTGCCGATATCGAACTCGACACACTGAACTTTGACTTGATGGAAGTAGAACGGAAGATTCGCAAGAACACCGTGGCTATCTTTGTCTCTCCTGTGTTGGGCAATCCACCCGACATGAATGAACTCAAGCGCATGTGCGACGATGCGGGGATCATCCTGATTGGTGATAACTGTGACTCCCTCGGAACTAAGTGGGATCATAAGTGGCTCACCAATTTCTACACCGCATGGTCAACATCCTTCTACCCTGCGCATCACATTACTACCGGCGAAGGCGGCATGGTCTGTTCCGACAATGAAGAAATCATCAAGATTGCTCGACAATTCTCATGGTGGGGACGCGATTGTGTCTGCGTCGGAGCCGCCAATCTCAAGCCTTGCGGATCTTGTGGAACACGTTTTTCTAAGTGGCTCCCCGACTACGAGGGAGTGGTCGATCATAAGTATATCTTTACCCAAATGGGCTACAACCTCAAGCCTCTCGATTTCCAAGGAGCTATTGGATCCGTTCAGCTAGACAAGTTTGACGAGATTCACTCCCGGCGCAGGGAGAGCTATGACATTATCTCTACCCTGATCGAAACCTATGTTCCCGGTGTGAGAGTCATCACAAATCTGGATGAAGCCGAAGTATCGTGGTTTGGTGTTCCGATCCTGTGTGACACTCCCATAATCAAGAATCGACTTCAGGATCATTTTGAAGCTCGTAAGATTCAGACCCGCAACTACTTCGCAGGCAACATCCTGTTACATCCCGGCTACAAACATCTGGATGACTACAAGAAGTTCCCGAATGCGAATCTTGCTCTGAGTAATGTGTTCTTTGTGGGTGCCGCACCGCATTACGATACCGAGATTTTCAACTATTTCGAACAGGTTCTCTCGCAATGGACCTGACCGTATTTGGGCATACCGGCTTTGTCGGTAGTGCGTTCGTAAAGCGATACAAGGACAACGACAATATCTGGCTCCCGCCAAGATACTCTCGTCGCCCGAATCCTTATATGAGGTCAGATATCCTGTATCTGATCAGCACCACCCACAACTACAATGTCTTCACCGACCCGACACTGGATGTAAAGACTAATCTACTCACCTTCACGGAAGCATTGGATAGCTGGCACAAGAACAATCCCAAGGGTGTGTTCAATTTCGTGTCCTCATGGTTTGTCTATGGTGAACGCAGGGGTTTCGAACGCGCCGGTCCTACTGGTGAAGACGAAGAGTGTCGTCCAGCCGGATTCTACTCCATCACCAAATACGCAGCCGAACAGTTGCTCGTTTCCTTTGCCGAGACTTTCGGATTGAACTATCGGATCCTGCGTCTGTGTAACATCATAGGACCGGGAGATAAGGGAGCTTCCAAGCAGAAGAATGCGCTCCAATACCTGATCAACGAAATGAAGGAAGACCGGGATATCGAACTCTACGAAAACGGACAGTTCCACCGGACCTACATGGATGTATGGGATTGTGCGTATGCTCTGAACATGGTCATGCGCCGGGGTAATCTGAATGAGGTCTACAACATTGGCACGGAACCTGCGTGCGTCTTCAAAGACCTGATTGACTATTCTCACAAGCACATAGGTTCTAAGAGCCAGATCAAGATCATCAAACAAAAGGAATTCCACAAGAAGGTCCAAGTCAAGTCCTTTGCCATGGATTGCTCCAAGCTCTATAATTTGGGGTTCAACCCCGGCTACTCTATCGAACAATCGCTGGATCGAATGATCGAATAATGCTAAATAGATCATCCACTCCCACAGTGCGGAAGGAAGATGATCAAGCATTTCAACCAGTTCATTGCCGAAGCAGTCGAAGATACCGAGAAACTTTCTCATCTGGAACACGCCGAAGACCATGTAATCAACGCAGGGGAAGAGGGCGCACATCACGCCGCCCGTACCCTCGTCGGCGTCCACCATGCCATTCTAGGGCATAAAACACCAGTCAAAGTCACCACCAAATATGATGGTGCGCCTGCTATCGTTTTCGGCACTCACCCCGAAACCAAGAA